CTTATTTGTACTACGGGGATACTGGTTATGATTGGTTAGTATATTATAGTAATAACATTGTTGATCCTTACTATGACTGGTACATGGATACCAATACATTTAACAAGTTTGTAGCAGATAAGTATGGATCCTTAACCGATGCAAGAAGAAAGATACAGTACTTCAGATCTAACTACGTATCTGATGATTCAATGATTACTCCTTCCGTTTATGCTTCACTATCTTCCAATCAGAAAAGATTCTGGGCACCAGTTACTAATTTGAACAATAATGTAATTAGATACGAGAGAAAAAGAGAAGATATTATTTTTCAAACAAATAAAATTCAACAACTATCAATATCACTTGTTGGTAACACTTCATTTTCTACAAACGAATTTGTATCTCAATTGAACTCAGGAGTTACGGTTGCAACCGGTACAGTCACTTTTTCCAACAGCTCTGTTTGTATAGTCTCCAATGTGATAGGTACTCTTTCAACCTCATATAACTTAAAAGGCGGTAGTAGTGGAGCCAATGCTACTGTATCTTCAATAAATACTTCATCCACTAGTATCTCTTCTGATATACAGTCTTATTTTGAAGGAGTAAGTTTTTATGATCATGAGAATGAACTTAACGAACAAAAGAAGAATATTAAGTTAATAGATGTATCATATGTTACTCAAATTGAAGAACAGTTTAGGCAGCTACTTTCATCATGACTTTAAGACCTAGTCAATGTGATATTAAAAAGATATCAATAACCAATCACACAAAATCTATTGTAATTGACAAACAGTCAAGTTTTCTAGAGTTTTTTGGCTCATTGGATATTTTTGAGAATGTTTTCTGTCCGTTCATTACTGCTGATTTAGTATTGTTAGATGGTGCCAGCTTCATAGAGAAGTACAATATTACTGGTAATGAAGATTTTGAGATTGAAATAGTTGGATATGGAAGTGACCAACCTTTGAAGTATAAACTCAAAGTATCAGAGCTCATATATAACGTGCCTAATCCTAATTTAAGATCTAAGAATGTTGGTCTAAGACTTGTAAGTGAAGAATATTTAAGAGACAGCGCTAATCACATTTCAAAAAGTTATAACGTTGGTACTGGAGATATTGTTAGAGATATCACAAGTAATATTCTAAAAAGTAAAAAGAAGTTATTTGTCGAGGAAAGCAAAGATCTTCCATTGACTGTTATTCCGTATCTCACACCGTTTCAATCTATAGATTTTATTAGAAAGAGACTAGTATCTCAGAAATATAAATCTTCTACATTTCTATTTTATGAAACTAGTGATGGATATTTGTTAACTACCGTAGAAGGTCTCTTTGAAAGAGAGTCCTCTAAAGCTCAAAAGTTTTTTCAAAACGAAGCAATATCCCAAGATGTCAAAGGTGGATCTATTTCTGATTTTGATTCTTTTCATTTGTTTTTTAATTACACTGTTAAGTCCTCGTTCAACTTAAATCATTCGCTGAAATACGGTGGACTCCGTACATTGGTTTCTCAATATGATATAACAACAAAGAAATACCAACAAAGATTATTTCAAAACAATCCTTCAAACAAATTTTTTGTTGATAAGTCCGGTGGAATGAACCCAATAATAACTCAAACCATTTTTAACGAATATTCACAAAATTCTGGTAAGCCACTGTTTATTCCCTTTTCAAAATATAAAGATACTGACAATAACACCGACAACTTTTTGTTTGATACAGTAGCTGAGAGACTTTGTTTTTCTAACTTATTTACAATGGAAAAGACATTCATAGATATACCTGGAAACACGAGAATTAATGCTGGATCTATCATACACTTACAAGTACCTAGATACGATTCATTGGAAAGTAAACAGCCAAGTAATCAAATGGATAGTGGCCATTACATGGTAACAGCAGTTAAGCACACAATAACTAATTCAGATACTGCTAGATACGATACACATCTGGAGCTTATGAGATTTGGTAGAGGAGTATTACAATGACTACACATACAATGGGTGAAGAAGGATTTAGATGGTTCTTTGGTATCGTTGAGGATAGAGATGATCCTAAGAAGATTGGAAGAGTTCGTGTCAGAATATTTAATGTCCATCCTTTTACTGCTTCGGGGTCACCTGATAAGGTCAAAGTTCCTACAGATCACTTGCCATGGGCAACACCAGTAAATTCAATTATCAGTGCTGGAATATATGATACCACTAAAGACGGAATTGGATTAAGTCCAACCGGTATGATGTTGGGGACGACAGTGTTTGGATTCTTTGCTGATGGTAATGAATGTCAGACACCAATCATACTCGGAACAACTGCTGGTATCATAGGACCTGGAGAGGATAATGAGCTTCCAAAATCTTCAATTGGTGTAAACTCAGCTGGCTCCTTGAAAGCTTCTAAACAAATATCTGCTGCTTCTCCGTTTCCTGGCGAACCAACATCTCCTTTCGACGCTAAATACCCTTATAATAAAGTATTCAGAACAGAGTCAGGGCATTTGATAGAGATTGATGATACTGTATCAAAAGAGCGGATTCACATCATGCATAAGACAGGTACATATGTTGAAATCAATAAAGATGGACAAGTTGTAATTAAATCAGTCGATGATAGATTTGATGTTACTTCAAAAAACAGCAACGAGTATGTCGGTGGTAATGTTAATGCACGTGTCGGAGGCAATGTTACTGTACGGATCGTAGGCAATGTCAATATACTTGTCGATGGAACCTATACACTGGAGTCCAAAGGAAACATGCTATTTAAAGCACCTAGAATAGATTTTAACCCATAATGCCAGCAGTACACAGAGACACGGATTTCAGAGCATGTGGTGCTTCCACTGTATCTACTCAAGGCAGGAATGTTTATGTCAATGGCTTACTTTGGTCAATAGATAAAGATCCTAATTCTCATGGAGGTGGTCTTCTTAATGCAGCTACTAATAATGTTTTTATAGGTGGAATAGCTGTTTGCAATGACAATGATTTGGCAGCTCCGGATGCCCTCTGTCCTCCACTTGGTGGTGCTCACTGTGCACCAAAAGCAACTAGTGGATCTAGTAACGTATTTGTAGGAGACTAAATGGCAACGTCATATGCTGATAAATTCACCACTACTCCTCTCAGGTCTGAGAGATACAGTGATTTTTATAATAACTTCAATAAGAATTTTGGAACAAAAGATTTAGCCAGATTGACAAATGAAGAGTCAGTAATCAATTCGCTAAAAAATATAGTTTTAACGAGACGAGGTGAGAGACCTTTCTTTCCTGAGTTTGGTTGTAATATTTCATCTTTACTATTTGAGAACTTTTCCAAGTTTACAACTGATGCCATAGAGACAGAAATCAAAACAGCTATAGAAAACTTTGAACCAAGAGTACGTACTATCAACGTCAAGGCTTTAGAATCTCAAGATAACCACTCAATTGAAATACAGTTATTTTTTACCACTATAAATAATCCTGAGAATATATCAATCAGTTTCTTCCTTTCAAGAATAAGGTAAAATGGCAAACTCATCTATCAATTTAATTGACTTAGATTTTAATTCATTAAAATCATCGCTCAAGTCATACCTGTCATCTCAAACTAAGTTTCAAGATTATAATTTTGACGGCTCTAATATGAGTGTTTTGTTAGATGTACTTGCCTATAATACCTATCTCAATACGTTTTATATGAATATGGTTGCAAGTGAAATGTTTCTTGATACAGCACAGTTGAGAGATAGCATTGTGTCCCATGCTAAGGAATTGAACTACATTCCAAGATCGTTTAGATCAGCTCAAGCCAATGTCAGCATATCTATCACTCCAACTACACCTGTAACGTCAGTTGTTATACCAGCCAAGACTGGATTTACTTCTCGAGTTGGATCAAATACATTTAACTTTGTTACAAGTGAATCGATTGCTATTACAACAAGTAACAACGGTACATTTTATGCTAACAATGTTAGCCTTTACGAGGGGTCGTATGTAACAGATACGTATGTGAAAACCAACGCTATTCAAAATCAAAGATTTGTATTAAATAACCCAACAATTGACACCACCAGTATCGAAGTAGTTGTATCAGAAAACAGTGGTGCTAATGTATACACATATACCCAGGGTTATTCTTTGTTTGGTGTTACATCAAACACAAATGTATTCTTCATTCAACCAGCAGAGAATGAGCAATATGAGGTTGTTTTTGGCGATGATATTTCCGGAAGAACACCTAGAAGTGGTGCAGTAGTTGATATAACCTACAGAGTGTGTAATGGTGAGTTGCCAAACGGTGCTGATACATTTGTAAACAATTCCAGTATTGATGGTCATTCTAACATATCAATTACTCTCAATAGAGAGGCGCTAGGTGGCTCTATATATGAATCAAACACATCAATTAAATTCAATGCTCCAAGAAGTTTTCAAGCTCAAGAAAGAGCTATAACAGAAAGTGATTACGAGACACTTTTGACTAGAGAGTTTCCGGAAATCCAAGCTATTTCAGTTTTTGGGGGAGAGAAGCAAGATCCGCCACAGTACGGTAAAGTTTTTATATCAGTTGACGTTGCAGACTCTGATGGTATTCCAGACATTAAAAAGACAATCTATAGCGACTATCTTAAAGACAAGGTTCCGTTGGGTATTACAACTGAGATCTTGAATCCCGAGTTCATATATCTCAATGTCAGTTGCGATGTGTACTACAACTACAATATAACGACACTGTCGGAAAACCAACTCACTACAAGTGTACTGACAGCGATTACAAACTACAATAATACCTTCTTGAACAATTTTAATGCGAATTTCAGATACAGTAACTTTGTTCACTCTGTTGATGTTAGTGACCCTTCAATAATTAACAACGATACTGAAGTATATCCGTATTATCTCCTCAATCTGAATCCAAGTACAAATACTTCCTTTTCTTTCTCATTCAGCGCTCAGATATTAATTACAACACCATCCGATACCGTACATCCAATATCGGCTGAAAGAGGAGTATTTTCTTCATCTTTCATCAAGGATGGCCTGACATGTCAGCTTGAGGATGATGGATTGGGTAACATAAGAATAGTAAGAATAACATCGAGTAGCCACTTTGAAGTCAATAAGATAGGAACTATTGATTATACATCTGGCACTGTTAAGATTACCAATTTGACTGTAGAATCATTCAGTGGTAGCGGAATCAAGCTGTATGTTAAAACTGTAAGTCAAGATTACAGTACTACATTAAAAAATATTCTTACAATTAAACCTGAAGATATTTCTGTTACGATGATAGCAAGAAAATCATGAAAGATATTGAAGACAATATTAGTCTACTTGTTCAAAATCACTTTCCTCAGTTCTATCAAGAACAGGGAAATTCGTTTGTTGAATTTGTAAAAGAGTACTACAACTGGGCTCAGCAGTCTAATAATGCTGTTTTTTATTCTAGAAATTTGCTAGAATATAGAG